GAGAGAAGCATGTGCGAAGGCCACGGAGCGATCCGTGGCCTTCGTCGTTTCTGCCTTCGCGATCCGACCCGCCGAGCGCGATGGGTCCTTCCTGGCCGAAAAGCCATGCGGAGGGCGCGAGCGCAGCATTGGCCTAGCGTCCGACCGCAAACCGAGGTTTGCAGGGTTTGCGGTTTGCAGCCCTCCAGCCCGAGACCTTCTCCCCGACACCCCCAGCCCGCCCACGGTCCGCCGTCGGCGGGCTTCTTCGTTTCCGAGGCACCGATTCTGGACACGCTCGCCGTCACGTACCGCAAGGTCGAGACGCTGATCCCCTACGCCCGCAATCCGCGCACGCACAGCGACGAGCAGATCGCGCGCATCGCCGCCAGCATCGCCGAGTTCGGCTGGACCAACCCGATCCTGGTCGATGGCGAGCACGGTGTGATCGCCGGTCACGGCCGGCTGCTGGCCGCACGCAAGCTGGGGCTCGCCGAGGTGCCGGTGATCGAGCTTGCGCACCTGACGCCTGCGCAGAAGCGCGCCTACGTGATCGCCGACAACCGGCTCGCACTCGACGCCGGCTGGGACCAGGCGATGTTGGCGCTCGAGTTCGCCGAACTGGCCGACGCCGGCTTCGATCTGGACCTGACCGGCTTCTCGGCCTCCGAGATCGAAGGCCTGCTCGACGCCATCGAGAAGACGGAACCGTCCGCCGAAGAGGACACGAGCGCTTTGGTCCGCGACCCGGACGAGGACGACGTCACACCGCCCGCGGTGGCGGTCACACGCCCCCGCGATCTGTGGCTGCTCGGTGAACACCGACTGCTCTGCGCCGACAGCCGCGACGCGGCCGCCGTCGCGCGCCTCATCAATGGCGAGCGCGCTCACCTGCTCTTTACCAGCCCGCCCTACGCGAACCAGCGCGACTACACCACCGGCGGCATCGCGGACTGGGACGCGTTGATGCAGGGCGTGTTCGGCGCTGCCCGCGCGGCACTGCGCGAGGACGCGCAACTCCTGGTCAACCTCGGGCTCGTGCATCGCGACAACGAGTGGCAGCCGTACTGGGACGGCTGGATCGCATGGATGCGCACTCAAGGCTGGCGGCGCTTTGGCTGGTACGTGTGGGACCAGTCGGTGACCGTGCCCGGCGACTGGGCCGGGCGGCTGGCGCCCCGGCACGAGTTCGTCTTCCACTTCAACCGACGCTCGCGCAAGCCGAACAAGATCGTGCCCTGCAAGTGGGCCGGGCACGAGACGCACCTGCGCGCCGACGGATCGTCCACCGCGATGCGCGGCAAGGACGGCAAGGTCGGCGCCTGGAACCATGCCGGGCAGCCCACGCAGGCGTTCCGCATCCCAGACTCGGTCGTCGAGGTGACGCGTCAGCGCGGCCGCATCGGTGAAGGCATCGATCATCCGGCGGTGTTCCCGCTGGGCCTGCCGAAGTTCTTCATCGAGGCCTACACCGACGCGGGCGAGATCGTCTTCGAGCCGTTCGCGGGCTCGGGCACCACGCTGCTGGCCGGCCAACTCACCGGCCGCCCGGTACGCGCCATCGAACTCGCCCCCGAGTACGTGGACGTCGCGCTGCGCCGCTGGCTGCAGCACCACCCGGGCACGGTGCCGGTGCTGGAGGGCAGCGGTCGGACCTTCGACGAGGTGGCGGCCGAACGTACCGTCAGTAGTGGTAGCGCCCCTGGAGGAACTCGACGCGATCGGCCTTGACCAGATAGACGCAGCGATGCTCCTGGGTGATGCGTCGCGACCAGACGTCCGGGCCGAGGTATTTCAGCGGCTCGGGTTTGCCGATGCCATCGAAGGGATCGCGCAGCACCGCCTCGACGAGTTCGAGCAAGCGGCGGGCGGTGCGACGGTCGGTCTCCACCCAATGACGCAGGTCTTCGAGAAATTCCGGATGGCAGACCGCAAGCCGCGAGGCCTCACGCTTCAAGGTCGGCGTCCTGCTTGAGCTGGGCGAGCGTCGTGGGCTTCAGGCTTGTCGTGCGTGCCCGGTTGAGGGCCGTGAGCAGCCGTTCGGCGTTCTTGGCCGAGCGCAGCAGGTGCGCCGTTTCCATCAAGCCTTCGAGCTCATCGGCCGCGATCATCGCCACGGCTCCTCCCGAGCGACGGCGCACCACGATGACCTCGCGATCGTCCACGGCGCGGTCCATCAGCGCCTTGAGCTGCTCGCGCGCCTGGCTGTAGGTGGTTTCGATGGTCATGGCGGCACCTCTGGAATTGGACAGAAGTATTGTACAGGAAATGAACGCCCACTGGCTGGCCGATCGCATCGAGCTCTGGCCGATCGACAAGCTGCTGCCCTACGTGCGCAACGCCCGCCAGCACTCGGACGAGCAGATCGCCCAGATCGCGGCCTCCATCGCGGAGTTCGGCTTCGTCAATCCCATTCTCACCGGCGCCGACGGTGTGCTGGTCGCGGGCCATGGGCGGCTTGCCGCGGCGCGTAAGCTGGGTCTGGCCACCGTGCCGGTGGTGGTGCTCGATCACCTGACGCCGACCCAGCGCCGCGCCCTGGTGCTCGCCGACAATCGGCTCGCGGAACTCGCGACCTGGGACGATGCCCTGCTGCGCATCGAACTGGAGGCGCTGCAGGACGATGGCTTCGATCTCGATCTCACCGGATTCGACGCCGATGCACTGGCAGAACTGCTGGCCGATGAGGAACCCCAGATCGAGGGCCGGACGGAGGACGATGCCATCCCGGAGATGCCGGAAGAGCCGGTGTCTCGGCCGGGCGACGTCTGGCGGCTCGGGCCGCACCGCCTGGTCTGCGGCGACGCAACCACCGCCGAGGCCTATGCGCGCCTGTTCCCGGACGGCGAGCGGGCGGACATGGTCTTCACCGATCCGCCCTACAACGTGAACTACGCCAACAGCGCGAAGGACAAGCTGCGCGGCAAACACCGCCCCATCCTCAACGATGCGCTGGGCGAAGGCTTCTACGATTTCCTCTTTGATGCGCTGGCGCTGATCATGGCGCACACCCGAGGCGCGATCTACGTCGCCATGTCCTCCAGCGAACTGGACACGCTGCAAGCGGCCTTCCGCGCCGCCGGCGGGCACTGGTCGACCTTCATCATCTGGGCCAAGAACACCTTCACGCTGGGCCGCTCGGACTACCAGCGCCAGTACGAGCCGATCCTCTACGGCTGGCCCGAAGGCGCGACGCGCCACTGGTGCGGCGACCGCGACCAGGGCGATGTGTGGGCGATCAAGAAGCCGCAGAAGAACGATCTGCACCCGACCATGAAGCCGGTGGATCTGGTCGAGCGGGCCATCCGCAACTCCAGCCGCCCCGGCGACGTGGTGCTCGACCCCTTCGGCGGCTCGGGCACGACCTTGATCGCCGCCGAGAAGGCCGGGCGCGTGGCGCGGCTGATCGAGCTCGACCCGAAGTATGCGGACGTGATCGTGCGGCGCTGGCAGGACTGGACGGGCCAGCAAGCCACCCGCGAGGCGGATGGCCTGGCCTTCGATCAGGCGGCGAGCGACTCGTCGGCGATCGCGCAGTGAATCACGAACCCGGTCAGATTGGGCAGCCCGCGCGGGATGTGCTGCCCCATCGCGACTCAGGCAAGCCGGTAGACGCGCTCGCCGCCCGGGGATCTCTCGGAGACGATCGTCAGGCCCAGTTTCTTCTTCAGCGCCCCGGCCAAGGTGCCGCGCACCGTGTGCGCCTGCCAGCCGGTGCTGTCCATGATCTGGCGGAGGGTGGCGCCTTCGGGACGCTGCAGCATCGCGATCACCTGCGCCTGCTTGCTGTGGGCGCGGGGGCGGCGCGGCTCGGCGCTGCGATGCGCATCCTGCGCCCAGGCCGCTTCGGCGGCGTTCACCGCCGCCTCCAGGTCGGCCTCGTCGCGCGCCGTCTGCGCCTGCTCGGCCCGGGCGATCACCGCACCGAGTTTCGCAACGAAGGACTGGCGCGGGGCGGTGCGGGCACCCGGGCGCGGCACGCCCAAGGCCTCGTAGCCTGCGTCGGCAACGACCCAGACCTCGCCCTGGCGGGCGATCAGGGCGCGGTTGGCCAGGCCGTCGAGCACCTTGCGGCGGGCACCGCCTTGGATGTGCTCGGGGAACCAGTCGATTCGGCCGTCGCTGTGCTCGAGCGCATGGGCCAGGATCGCGTGCTGGGCGGGGGTCAGGGTGATGGTGCTCATGGTCTGCTCCTTGGTGCGTGGTGATTGGGTGAGGTGATGAACGCGCTGTTCGCGTGAGAAGCCAAGCGTTCTTGCTTGGCTTCGCATTGCTCGTCAGACCTTGCGCAACACCGAGATGCCGGCCTGCGCCAGTTCGAGCGCGGCGGCGTGGAAGGCCATCTCGCCGACCCAGGGCGCAGCCCTTGCGTCGTCAAACAAGCGGTCGATGACCGGCCGGGCCTTGGCGCGCATCGCGGCGCAGGCGGCTTCGAGCTCGTCGCGGCTGGCGGCGGCCACCTCCTTGCGGCAAGTGCGCACCAGCACGGTCAGGGCGGCCTCGGCGAGCTTGGTGGCGAGAAGGTCGGAGGTGTGGGGGTTCATCGGGCGTCCTTTCGATCGGGTGGTTCGGGGTGACGTGATGAACGCGCTTCTCGCCCGTGAAGCCAAGCGTTTTCTGCGGGTGTTGGGCAAGAACTGACGATGACTTGATCGAAGAGGGCCATGGGCATCTCGATTCGCGCCTACGCCCGCCACCGTGGGGTATCGGACACCGCCGTGCACAAGGCCATCCGCACCGGACGCATCACGCCCGAGGCGGACGGCACCATCGACCCTGACCGGGCCGACCGCGACTGGACCCGGAACTCCGAGCCGCCGAAGGCGGGAACGGGCTCCCGGACCGTGAAGGTGCGGGTGGCGGAGGATCCGGCCCCCAGCCTCGCCACCGGCCTGCCCGCAGGCGGCACCACGCTCGTGCAGGCGCGCACGGTCAACGAGGTGGTCAAGGCGCAGACCAACAAGGTGCGGCTGGCCCGCCTCAAGGGCGAACTGGTCGATCGCCACCAGGCCATCGCGCATGTGTTCAAGCTCGCCCGTACGGAGCGCGACGCTTGGCTCAACTGGCCGGCGCGGATCTCGGCGCAGATGGCGGCCCGGCTCGGCGTGGAGGCCCACACCCTGCACGTGGCCCTGGATGCCGCCGTGCGCGAGCACCTCGCCGAGCTCGGGGAACTCAAGGTTCGGGTCGATTGATGGACGAGTTCGCCTATGAGGGCTGGGACGTCATCGAGCGCGCTTGGCGCGAGGGCCTCACGCCGGACCCGCTGCTCACCGTCTCCGAATGGGCCGACCGTCACCGGGTGCTGTCGAGCAAGGCCTCGAGCGAGCCGGGGCGCTGGCGCACCAGCCGCACGCCGTATCTGAAGGCGATCATGGACTGCCTGTCGCCGACCTCACCGGTCGAGCGCGTGGTGTTCATGAAAGGCGCACAGGTGGGCGCGACCGAGACGGGTTCGAACTGGATCGGCTACGTCATCCACCACGCACCGGGGCCGATGATGGCGGTGTGGCCGACCGTGGAGATGGCCAAGCGCAACTCCAAGCAGCGCATCGATCCGCTGATCGAGGAGTCGACGGTGCTCTCGGAACTGATCGCGCCGGCCCGCTCGCGCGACTCGGGCAACACCATCCTCGCCAAGGAGTTTCGTGGCGGCGTGCTGGTGATGACCGGCGCGAACAGCGCGGTGGGCCTGCGCTCGATGCCGGTGCGCTATCTCTTTCTCGACGAGGTGGACGCCTACCCGCTCGATGTCGAGGGGGAGGGCGATGCGATCTCGCTCGCTGAGGCGCGCACGCGCACCTTTGCGCGGCGCAAGATCTTCATCGTCTCGACGCCGACGATCGCGGGCGCCTCGGCCATCGAGCGTGAGTACGAGGCCAGCGACCAGCGCCGCTACTTCGTGCCCTGCCCGCATTGCTCGCACCGGCAGTGGCTGCGCTTCGAGCAACTGCGTTGGGAGAAGGGCCGGCCCGAGACGGCGGCGTACGTCTGCGAATCATGCGAGACGGCGATCGCCGAGCACCACAAGACCTGGATGCTGGAGCACGGCGAGTGGCGCGCGACGGCGGAAGGCTCGGGCAAGACGGCGGGGTTTCATCTGTCGTCGCTGTACAGCCCGCTGGGCTGGCGCGCCTGGTGCGAGATCGCCGCTGCGTGGGAAGCCGCCGTCAGTAAAGAGTCGGGATCGGCCGCTGCCATCAAGACTTTCAAGAACACCGAGCTCGGCGAGACCTGGGTCGAGGAGGGCGAAGCGCCCGACTGGCAACGCCTGCTGGAGCGCCGCGAGGACTATCCGCTGGGCACCGTCCCCATGGGCGGCCTGTTGCTGGTCGGCGGTGCCGACGTGCAGAAGGATCGCATCGAGACCTCGATCTGGGCCTTCGGGCGCGGCAAGGCGGCCTGGCTCGTCGAGCACCGCGTGCTGATGGGCGACACCGCACGGGATGCGGTGTGGAAGGCGCTGGGCGGGATGCTCGCCGAGACCTGGACCCATGCCTCGGGCGCGGCCATGCCGCTGGCCCGCTTGGCGCTGGACACCGGCTTTGCGACACAGGAGGCCTACGCCTTCGTGCGCGCCTGCCGCGACGCGCGGGTGATGGCGGTCAAGGGCGTGCGGACGGGTTCGATGGGGGGCGCGGCCCTGATCGGCACACCGACGGCGGTCGATGTCTCGCAGGCGGGCAAGAAGCTGCGCCGGGGCATCAAGGTGTATGCGGTCGCGGTGGGGCTCGCCAAACTCGAGTTCTACAACCACCTGCGCCAGAGCGCGGAGGTGGCCGACGACGGCGTGACGGTGACCTACCCGGCCGGTTTCGTCCACCTGCCCAAGATCGACGCCGAGTTCATCCAGCAGCTCTGCGCCGAGCAACTGATCACCCGCCGCGACAGGAATGGTTTTCCGGTGCGGGAGTGGCAGAAGGTGCGCGAGCGCAACGAAGCGCTGGACTGCTACGTGTATGCCCGTGCTGCTGCTGCGGCCGCAGGGCTCGACCGCTTCGAGGAACGCCACTGGCGCGAACTGGAGCGGCAACTGGGGCTGCCGCCGCCCGGCGAGCCCGAGTCGCTAATCGAACGACCTTCCGAGGCCACCCCCAGCGGTGGCCTCCGTGTTTCTGCAACCCGTAACCCCGGCCGGCGCGTGATCAAAAGCCGCTGGCTGTCCTGAGCCTTCAAGGAGAGCCCATGAGTCTGGCCACCCGCATCGAAAGCCTCGTCCTCCGCGTCGCGCAGGAGTTCAACGACGTCCGCGCGAAGGCCGGGAACCTCGCCCACCTCACCACCACCGACAAGTCGAGCCTGGTGGCGGCCATCAACGAGCTGAAGGCCGCGGTGGTGGCCTCGGGCGCGATCGACGACGCCCAGGTCGCCACCACCAGCACCTACTCGTCAAGCAAGATCGTCACGCTGCTCGACACGCTCAAGGCCGAGATCCTGGGCGGGGCCGATGCCGCCTACGACACGCTGCTGGAGATCCAGCAGCTGCTGCAGGACGGCACCAGCGGCCTAGACGCGCTGCTTGCCGCGGTCAACCACCGCGTGCGCTTCGACGCGGCGCAGACCCTCACCGCCGCTGAAGCCGCCCAGGCGCGCAGCAACATCGGCGCCGTGGCCGCGGCCGAGGTGGGCGACACCGACACCGACTTCGTCGCGATCTTCGAAGGGGCCCTGGTCTGATGAGCCTGGCCTCGCGCATCGGCGCCTTGGCCGGCCGCATCGGGCGGGAGGTCAAGGCCAAGGTCGGCGCCGACCACCCGGGTCTGGCGCGCGCCTGGGTGTGTTTCGGGTTCGTGGGCCACCAGGTCGTCGTGCGCGCTGCGCACAACGTCGCCTCGGTCACGCGGCTCGCCCCAGGGCGCTACCGCGTGAGCTTCGCCAGCCCGCTGCCGGACGCGAACTACTGCTGGGTGGGCGTCGCACGCAGCAATACCAACACCGGCACGCAGCGGCTGCTGATCGTGCGCTCGACCGCCGACGAGAAGACGCCGACGCACGTCGATGTGGGCTGCGCGACCTCCGCGGCGTCCTTCGCCGACTCCGCCGAGATCAACCTCGTGGTCTACCGCTGATGGCCTACACCCAAGCCGACCTCGAGGCCCTGCAAGCCGCGCTCGCCAAGGGCGAGAAGCGCGTGAGCTTCGGCGACAAGACGGTCGAGTACCGCAGCGTGGAGGAATTGAAAGCCGCCATTGCCGCCGTGAAACGCGACCTCTTCGAGCAGGCCGTGGCCACGGGGCTGTGGCCCGGCGCACCGCGGCAGATCCGGATTCATACCCGCAAAGCGACCTGAGGGTTCATCATGCGTGAGACGACGCAAAGCGCGCTCGACTGGCGCCGCTATCCCAACTTTCGTCCCGAGGAGTTTCGCTGCCGGCACACTGGGCGGCTGCGCATGGATCCGGGGTTTATGGAGCGGCTGCAGCGGCTGCGCAGCGCCTATGGCCGCTCGATGGTGATCACCAGCGGTTACCGCGATCCGACCCACCCGGCCGAGGCGGCCAAGACGAGCAGCGGCGCCCACACCCTGGGGCGGGCCTGCGACGTGGCCGTGCACGGTCGCGATGCCCTCGATCTCGTCGTGCTCGCGGTGGCCCACGGCTTTACCGGCATCGGGGTGCAGCAGCGGGGACTGCGGCGTTTCATCCATCTGGACGACTTGGACGCCACGACGGACCGTCCGCGTCCGACCCTGTGGAGCTACGCGTGAGCTGGTGGAGCGGTCTCAAGCGCCGCATCTTCGGTGCGAGCCCGACCTACGACGGCGTGGGCGGCGGCCGCAGGGCCGTGGCCTGGCAGGTCGGCAACCCCGGGGCGGTCGCGGCGCTGGCTTTCACGCAGAACGAACTGCGCGCCAAGAGCCGCGATCTCGCCCGGCGCAACGCCTGGGCGGCCGCGGGCATCGAGGCGTTCGTCGCCAACGCCATCGGCACCGGCATCAAGCCGCAGAGCATGGTCGAGGACGCCGCGGTACGCGAGGCCATCCACGCCCTGTGGTGGGACTGGGTGGAGGAGGCCGATGCGGCGGGCTTGACCGACTTCTACGGCCTGCAGGCACTCGCCACTCGCGCGATGCTCGAAGGCGGCGAGGCGCTGGTGCGCCTGCGCTGGCGCCGCCCGGAGGACGGCCTCGCGGTCGGCCTGCAACTGCAACTGCTGGAGCCCGAACACCTGCCGACCACGCTGAACCGCGACCTGCCCTCGGGTCACGTCATCCGCGCCGGCATCGAGTTCGACCGGCTCGGGCGGCGCGTGGCCTACCACCTCACCCGCTCGCACCCTGGGGATGGAAGCCTGGCGCCGATGTCGGGCACGGGTACCTCCGCGGGAGGTCTCGACACCGTGCGCGTGGGTGCCTCCGAGGTCATCCACCTGTTCCGCCCGCTGCGCCCGGGGCAGATCCGCGGCGAGCCATGGCTCGCGCGGGCGCTGGTGAAGCTGCACGAGCTCGACCAGTACGACGACGCGGAACTGGTGCGCAAGAAGACCGCGGCGATGTTCGCCGGCTTCATCACGCGGCTCGCTCCCGAGGACAGCCTGATGGGCGAAGGGCTCGCCGAGCCCCAAGGCGCGGCGCTCGCCGGGCTGGAACCCGGCACCTTGCAGATCCTGGAGCCGGGCGAGGACATCAAGTTCTCGGCGCCGGCCGACGTGGGCGCGAGCTACGGCGAGTTCATGCGCCAGCAGTTCCGGGCCGTGGCCGCCGCCATGGGCATCACCTACGAGATGCTCACCGGTGATCTCACCCAGGTGAACTACTCCAGCATCCGCGCGGGATTGCTCGAGTTCCGCCGCCGTTGCGAGGCCCTCCAGCACGGGGTGATCGTGCACCAGCTGTGCCGCCCGGTGTGGCGCGCCTGGATGGAGCAGGCCGTGCTCGAAGGGGCGCTGAGCCTGCCCGGCTACGCCCGCCGCCGGCGCGCGTACCAGGCCGCCAAGTGGATCCCGCAGGGCTGGCAGTGGGTCGATCCGCTCAAAGAGTTCAACGCGCTCAAGCTCGCGATCCGCGCCGGGCTGATGAGCCGCTCGGAGGCGATCTCGGCCTACGGCTACGACGCCGAGGACATCGACCGCGAGATCGCCGCCGACAACCGGCGCGCCGATGAACTGGGGCTGGTCTTCGACTCGGATCCGCGGCACGACCAACCGACGCCGCCGGTGCCGACACCTGCGCCCGACACCGAACTTCAGGACTGACACCGATGCTGCCCCATCTCGCCTCCCGGCTCTTTGGCACGCCCTTGCTCGTCCAGCGCGCCAAGCTCGACCTGATCCTCGCGGTGCTCTCCGAGCGCCTGCATCTGGCCGCGCCGGACGTCGCACTCGCGCCGCCGCTGCCGAGGGCCCCGAACCCTTCGGCGTTTCCGTCAAGCTCGATCGCGGTCCTGCCGATCCACGGCACCCTGGTCAAGCGCACGCTGGGGCTGGAGGCGGCCTCGGGGTTGACCAGCTACGCCGAGATCGGCGCGCGGCTGGAGGCAGCCCTTGGCGACCCGATGGTCGCCGGCATCGTGCTCGACATCGACTCGCCCGGCGGTGAGACCGGCGGGTGCTTCGAGCTCGCACGCCGCGTGCGCGAGGCGGCGGCCGTGAAGCCCGTCTGGGCGGTGGCCAACGACGCCGCCTTCTCCGCGGCCTACGCCATCGGCTGCGCCGCCGATCGGCTCTTCGTCACCGAGACCGGCGGCGTGGGCTCGATCGGGGTGATCGCGCTGCACGTCGACCAGTCGGTCAAGGACGCCCGGGACGGCTACCGCTACACCGCGGTCACCGCGGGCGAACGCAAGAACGACTACTCGCCGCACGAGCCGCTTCACGATGCCGCCCGCGCGGCGCTGCAGGCCGAGGTGGACCGGCTGCACGCGCTCTTCGTCGCGCACGTGGCGGCGATGCGTGGCCTGCCCGAGGACGCGGTGCGCGCGACCGAGGCCGCGCTCTTCTTCGGCCCGCAGGCCGTCGAGACGGGGCTGGCCGACGGGGTGGCCACGCTCCCCGCCGTGCTCGCCGAGTTCGACCGACATCTTTCTGCCGCGCGGCGTCCGTCTTCCCCGCCGCGCCAAGCCCCGACCGGGAAGGCGACCGTTTTCCGAGGAACCCCCACCATGACCGATACCCCGTCCGAAACGCTCGGTGTGGATGAGGCCGCCGCCCTGGTGGCCGAGGCCCGCCGCGAAGTGGCGCAGTCCGCGCAAGCGATCGCGGAACTGTGTCTGCTCGCCGGCTGCCCCGAGCGTGCCGCCGAGTTCATCGCCGCCGGCCGCACCGAAGCCGAGGTGCGCCGCGCCCTGATCGAGGCGCGCGCCGCCCACAGCATGGAGTCGGCCGTGCGCTCGACCCACGCGCCCCAGGACTGGGCCGCCCCCGGCGCCGATCCGGCCGCCTCGCCCGTGGTCGCCGCCGTCAAGAAGCTCGTTCGTCGAGAACCCCTGGCCGCGGAGTAAGCCATGCCCACGCTCACCCAAGCCCCCAACCTCGGCGACCTGCTGAAGTACGAGGCGCCGAACCTGTATTCGCGCGAGCAGGCGACCGTGGCGGCCGGGCAGAACCTCCCGCTCGGCGCCGTGGTCGGCCGCGAGACGGCCACGGCCAAGCTCAAGGCCCTCGACCCCGCGGCCGGCGACGGCAGCGAAGTCGCCGTGGGCGTGCTCGCGCTGGCCGTCGATGCGACGCTGATCGACCGGGAGGACGCGATCCTGATCGCCCGCCACGCCATCGTCGCGCGAAACGCACTGGTCTGGCCCGCGGGGATCACCACCGCGCAGCAGCTCGCTGCGATCGCCCAGCTCGAAGCGCGCGGCATCGTGGTGCGCGACAGCGCCTGATTCCGCCCCTCCCCACACCTCGGACGACCCGCCATTCGGCGGGTTCGTCGTTTCTGGAGTCTCCCGATGCTCAACCCCTTCGATTCCCCCGGCTTCTCGATGGCGAGCCTCACGGCAGCCATCAACCTCATCCCCAACCGCTACGGGCGGCTGGAAGCCTTGAACCTGTTTCCGGCCAAGCCCGTGCGCACGCGCCAAGTCGTCCTCGAGGAGTACGCCGGGCGCCTGAACCTGCTGCCCACCCGGCCGCCCGGCTCGCCGGGCACCGTGGGCGAACGCGGCCAGCGCCGGCTGCGTTCCTTCGTCGTCCCGCACATCCCGCACGACGACGTGGTGCTGCCCGAGGAGGTCCAGGGCATCCGGGCCTTCGGCTCGGAGACGGAAGTTGAGGCCGTCGCTGGCGTGCTGGCACGGCACCTGGAGACCATGCGCAACAAGCATGCGATCACCCTCGAACACCTGCGCATGGGGGCACTCAAGGGCCAGATCCTGGACGCCGACGGCAGCACGATCTACGACCTGTTCGACGAGTTCGATCTCCGGCAGACCACCATCGCCTTCGATCTGGCCAATGCCGCGAGCGACGTCAAGGGCCACTGCTACGAGGTGCTGGCCCACATCGAGGAGAACCTGAAGGGCGAGTTCATGACCGGCGTGCACGTCCTCTGTTCGCCCGAGTTTTTCCGGGCGCTCACCGGCCACAAGTCGGTCAAGGAGGCCTATACCCAGTGGCAACAGGGCGCGATCCTGATCAACGACGTGCGCGCCGGCTTCGTCTTCGCCGGCATCACCTTCGAGGAGTACCGGGGCCAGGCCACCGACGCCAACGGCAACGCGCGCCGCTTCATCGCCGCCGGCGAGGCCCACGCCTTCCCGCTGGGCACGGTGGACACCTTCGCCACCTACTTCGCCCCGGCCGACTTCAACGAGACGGTCAACACCCTGGGCCAGCCGCTCTACGCGAAGCAGGAGCCGCGCAAGTTCGACCGCGGCACCGATCTGCACACCCAGAGCAACCCGCTGCCGATGTGCCACCGGCCCGGTGTGCTGGTGAAGCTGACGGCAGCGTGATGGCGCAGGTGACGGATCTCTACGAGGCCGCCGGCCGCGCCGGGCTGCTCACCGACGTCATGGTGGGTTCGCTCACGGTGCAGTGCGTCTTCAGCGCCCCGGATGAGCTGGCGCTCGACGGGCTCGCACTGAACCGCGACTACCACCTCGAGTACCCGAGCGCCTGGCTCACCCTCGCCGCCGGCGACACGGTGGAGATCGCGGGAAGCCCGTATCGGGTGCGCGAGGTCCGCCAGCTGCGCGACGGCTCTGAGATGCAGGCCAAGCTGACCCGGCTATGACGTCCTCCGTCCGCGAGCGCCTGGTCCGGGCGGTCGTGGCGCGTATCGGTCCCGCGATCGCACCGACGCCGCTGCATCGCCAGCCCACCGTGCCGCTCCCGCGCGAGGCGAGCCCCGCGCTCCTGCTGTTCATCGAAGGCGATCAGGTCCTCGCGCAGGCGAACGACCGGCTCGACCGCGCCCTGACGCTGAGGCTGGTCGCGCTCGCGCGCGAAGACGACGCCTTCGACGTGGCCGACGCGCTCATCGTCGCGGCGCACGGCGCGCTCATGGCCGAGCCGAGCCTCGGCGGGCTGGCCCTGGGCGTGCGCGAGATCGACTGCGAGTGGGACGCGGAGGACGCAGACAGCCAAGCCCTGGCCGTGCCCGCGCGTTACGAGATCCGCTACCGCACCCTGGCCTCCGACCTCACCCAAAAAGGATAGTCACCATGCACATCGAACTCATCGAACCGCACACCCACGCCGGCCGACTCCACGCCCCCGGCGAGATCCTCGATCTCGACGAGGCAGCGGCGCAATGGTTGATCGAGCGCGGGACCGCGCGGGGGCTGATCGAGCGCGGAGCCGCGCGGCCGGCCGACCCTCAACCCCAGACCCCGATCAAGACCCGTAAAGGAGACTGACCATGCCTTACTTTTCCGGACAGGGGCGCGTCTACATCGGCGCCCGCGACGCACTCGGCAACCCGCAGGGCCTGGCCTACGTGGGCAACGTGCCCGAACTCAAGGTCTCCCTCTCGGTGGAGACCCTGGAGCACCAGGAGTCGGTGAGCGGCCAGCGCCTCACCGACCTGCAGCTCATCAAGACCAAGAAGGGCGAGTTCGCCTGCACGCTGGAGGAGCTCATCACGACCAACCTGGCGCTCGCCCTCTACGGCGCCACCACCGCCCAGACCCCGGGCACGGTCACCGCCGAGGCGCTGCCGAACCCGGTCACTCCCGGCAGCCTCTACCTGCTCGCCAAGCAGGACGTCTCGTCGGTGGTGGTAAAGGACTCCAGCGCCACCCCCAAGACTCTGCCGGCCGCGCAGTACTCGGTGAACGCCAAGCACGGCTCGCTGGTGATCCTCGACGCCACCACCGGCGGACCCTACGTCGAGCCCTTCAAGGTCGACTACGCCTACGGCACGGCATCGGTCACCGCCATGTTCACCCAGCCGCTGCCCGAGCGCTGGGTGCGCTTCGAGGGACTCAATACCGCCGACGGCAACCGCGAGGTGGTGATCGATCTCTACCGCGTGGCCATCAACCCGGCCAAGGAGCTCTCGGTCATCACCGACGAGCTGCTGAAGTTCGAGCTTTCGGGCCAGGTGCTGGCCGACACGCTCAAGCCCGCCGCCGGTGACCTCGGCCAGTTCGGCCGCATCGTGCTGCTGTGAGGGGGATGACGATGAGTGGCTCCGATCTGGATGTTCTCGTGCCGCAGCCTCAAGTTGTGGATCTGGCCGGCCAACGCCTCGCGATCAGCCCGCTGGTGCTCGGCGAGCTGCCGGCGATGCTCAAGGCCGTGCAGCCTTTCGCGCAACGACTGGCGGGCGAACCGGACTGGCTCGCCTTGCTCTCGGACCACGGCGATGCGTTGCTCACCGCGTTGGCGATCGCCAGTCGCCAACCGCGCGAGTGGGTGGACGCGCTGGCTCTCGACGATGCCATCACCCTGGCGGCGACCGTGTTCGAGGTGAACGCGGATTTTTTCGTGCGTCGGGTCGCACCGAAGGTGGGCGATCTGGCCCAGCGGCTGAACGGGCGTCTGGCTGGGCTGATGCCGTCGCCCGCCTGATCCGAGGCGGTCACCGCTACCCGGATATCCTCGGCTACACGTTGGGGCAGATGAACGCCTTTCTCGCCGCCGATTGCCGCCTCGAACACGAACGGCTCGCCACCCAGCTTGCCGTCATGACTGCTGCTGCCCAGGGCAGTCGCGACGGCATCCGTGCGCTCCAGGCCGAACTCCAACGGGGCATGCGTGATGAAGATCGATCTGGTCGCTGAGGGATTACTGGATCGGCGGCGCTTCAGCACTTGGCAAGGTGACACCCTCAAAGCGATCCACGCCGCCGTGGCCCGCGCGATGCGCGACACAGGCAAGGAGATGGCCGAGCGGGCGCGGAGCGAAATGCGCGCCGGTTTCAGGGTCGTGAAGCCGAAGTTTCTCCGTTCGATGCACGCCAAGGTGTTCGACCGCAAGGCCGAGGAATTCCCGGCCCTCTACATCGGCTCGAAAGTGCCCTGGCTGGGTATCCACGAACGGGGAGGAACGATCCGGGGGCGGATGCTCATCCCGCTGCTGCCGCAGCACCGGCGTATCGGGCGCAGGGCGTTCGCTCGGGTGATCGATGCCTTGATGCGCTCCGGCAATGCCTTCTTCATCGAAAAGAACGGCCGGCAGATCCTGATGGCCGAGAACATCGCCGACAACGCCCGGCCGCTCGCGCGCTTTCGCCGTGCCGAGCGGGAGCGCACTGGCACCAGGCGCGTGCGGCGCGGCCAGGAGATCCCCATCGCCGTGCTCGTGCGACGCGTGAGCCTGAGAAAACGGTTCGACCTCGCCCGCTCGGTGCGGGTCGGTCTTCCCCGCCTGACGGCGGCCATCCGCAAAGCAATGTCGAAGGTTTGAACGTGGCCGGTAACCGTGCCCAGATCCTCATCACCGCCGTCGATGAGACGCGACGGGCCTTCCAGTCTGTGCAGGGAAATCTCGCCCGCCTGCGCGGAGAAGCCGCCCAGGTCGGCCAGGTGCTCTCCCGCATCGGCGGCGCGATCGGCCTTGGGCTGGGGGTGCGCGAACTGGTCGAGGTCGCCGACCAGTACAAGAACCTGCAGGCGCGCCTCAAGCTCGCGGTCACCTCGCAAGAGGAATTCAATCGCGCCGACGCGGCCCTCTTCGAGATCGCCCAGAAAAACCGCGCGCCCCTGGCAGAAACCGTCACGCTCTATGCGCGGCTCGCCCCCTCGGTGCAAGCCTTGGGGCGTTCGCAGGCGGACGTGCTGGCAGCTACCGATGCCATCGGGCAGGCCGTGTCGCTCTCCGGCGCATCCAGCGACGCGGCGGCCGGTGCCCTGCTGCAGTTGGGGCAGGCCTTCGCCTCCGGCCAGCTGCGCGGTGAGGAGTTTAATTCCGTCATCGAGCAGACGCCGCGCCTGGCGCAGGCCATCGCCGACGGCATGGGCGTGCCGCTCGGCTCACTGCGGGCTCTGGCGCAGGAAGGCAAGATCACCTCGAAGGCCGTGCTCGACGCCTTGCTCAGGGAGCGGAAGCGCCTCGCCGAGGAGTACGCGAGCCTCCCCGATACGGTGTCGGGTGCGCTCACCCGCCTCAAGAACGCCTTCCAGCGAGCCTTCGGCGAACGCGACGCGAGCTCGGGTCTGACGGCGGGAATGGCGCAGGCCATCCAGCTCGTCGCCCGGCATCTCGAGCTGCTGATCGACTTGGCTGGTGTCGTGCTGGTCGCCGCCTTCGGGCGGATGGCGGGCGCCTTCGCGACCAGTGTTGCTGCCGCCCGGGCGGAAGCGGCCGCGCGCCTGGCCAACCTGCGCACGCTGGAAGCCGAAGCGCTCGCTCGGGTGCGGCTCGCCGATGCTGCCTTGGCTCAGGCACGTGCACAAGGGCTTGCCACCAGCGCGCTGGTCGCGGATGCGGCCAAGGCCCGGTTGCAAGCCACCGCTGCTTCCGGTGCCGTGGCTCAGGCCGTCGCGTCCACGTCCCTGCTCGGTCGCGCCGCGGGTCTGTTGCGCGGGGTGCTCGCGCTCCTGGGCGGGCCCATCGGCGTCATCGTGACCGCCGCGGGGCTGCTCGCGGGCGCACTCTATTCAGCGCGTGACGCCGTGGTCGAGTTCGGCGGCAAATCCGCCTCGATAAAACAGGTCGTCGCCGCCGCCTGGAACCTGGTCCTCGAAAAGGTCGGCGAAGTCGTCAGCGCCTTGGGGCGGCTGGTCGGTATCAACGACCTCTCTTGGGCCCGCGTGCGCGCGGCGATGGTCGACGCGCTGAACGCCATCGGCACGGCGGTCCGCGCGATGGTGAACGTCGTCATCGGCGCGTTCAACGCCATCGGCAGCGTCGTCGGCACCACGGCCGCCTTCCTGATCGAGCGCTTTCGTAGCGCTTTCTCCGACATCGGGGATCTGGCGAAGGCCTTGGGACAGGACGTGGCAGCGGCCTTCAGCGGCGACTTCTCGATGCAGTCGCTGCGCGCGGTACTCGGCCGCCAGCTCGGCGAGGTACGGGATTTCGGGAAAGAGCTGGCTGGAGCCGTACGCGACGCCGTCACGCGCGACTACGTCGGGGAAGCCGCGCAAGCCATCTCCCGGCGCATCCGGCCCGACCCAACCCAGCCGGGCGTCTTCGGCCGTTCTCAGCCGCCGGTCAAGCCGACACCCGACAAGGGAGCCGAAGCAGCGAAGCTCGCCCTCGTGCAGGCGCAAGCCGAGGCCGAACTCAAGCTCCTCAAGGACGCGCTGGATCGCCAGGCGCAGGCGCTGGACGCATCCCTCGAAGACCGGCTGATCTCGATCAAGGACTACTACGCGGCGAAGACCCGGATCGAGCAGCAGGAGATCGATGCGGAGATCCGGCGCGTGCAGGTCTCGCTCGCGGAGCAGCAGCGCCTGCAGAGGACCGGCAAGGACGAACCGGTACGCCTCAAGGCGAAAGCCGAGGTCGCCAAGCTCGAAGCGGAGCTCACCGTCCTCAACAACAAGCGCGCGGACGTCGAGGTCGCCAATGCCCGCAAGGC